CGATAACCTCAGGTAAATCAGCACAGTTCCCAGTAACAGGAACAGCAACTGCTGCATATCACACACCAGGTACACCATTAGTAGGTGCAAACCAGATCAGACATGGTGAGCGTATCGTGTCTATCGATGATCTGCTTATTTCTCAAGCATTTGTAAGCAATCTAGATGAGCTTAAAAATCATTACGATATAAGAGCTACATACGCTGATGAGCTAGGTAAGGCACTTGCTAAAACATACGACCAAAACGTAGCGAAGGTAATTGCTAATGCGAGTCGTGCATCTTCAACAATTTCTGGACCTGCTGGTGGTTTAACCTTAACTCTTGGTTCTGGTAATACAGCTTCAGCAAACGTAGATGGTGATGAAATAGCAGCAGCTATCTATGACATTGCACAGGCATTTGATGAAAGAGACATTCCTCCAACAGATCGTTTCTGTGTACTGCCACCTGCTGAGTATTACAAGTTAGCTGAATCAGCTACAAGAACTGTAGATGTTGACTTTAACCCAGGTGGTAATGGTTCATTTGCTTCTGGTCGTGTACAACAAGTTGCTGGTATTCCAGTGATGATGAGTAACAACGTACCTCAATCAAATGTTTCATCTAACCCATCAGGTGCAAACAACGCTTACAACGGTGACGATAGTAAAACTATTGGTCTTGTCTTCCATAAATCAGCAGTTGGTACTGTGAAGTTAATGGACATGACAACTGAGATTAGTGGTTCTGATTATGGAATCATGTATCAAGGTACATTACTTGTGGCGAAGTACGCACTTGGGCATGGAATCCTAAGACCAGAGTGTGCAGCAGCAATCAAGTTGTCCAACTCTTAACAACAACACAAAGGGTACTCAGCAATGGGTACTCTTTTTCTTATATAAACTTCAATCATGCCAAAGAAACAAACACGAAAGAGTTTAAAGATTGCAAGTATTTCTGAAGCGGAGTACAGGGCAGCTTTAAAACGCTTATCAGGTAAAGGTCCATTCAGCACAAAAGATAAGCAGATAATTATTCAGTACAATAAAGGCAAAGCTTAAAGGAGGACATTATGGCTTACGGAAAGATGAAGAAGAAAAAGAAAAAGAAAATGGGTGGTAGAGAATCACTTAAAATTAAATATTAATCATGTCTAACAGAAGAGCCTTAAGAATTAGCAACGGTAGTGTTCTCTACAAAAGAGACCTGATTCGTCTTGGTAAAAAGAGAAAGAAATCACGAGAAGAAAAAGCTGCAGAAAGAATAAGACAATTTAATCCAAAATTATATTATGGAGTTAAAAACACATGACTGTAGCTGCAACCACTGAACTGGAAAGCATCAACATTATGTTGGCTGCTATAGGAGAAGCTCCTATTAACAGTCTTACAGGTACACTTCCTGTTGATGCTCGTCTAGCACAATCAACCCTTACTGAAGTGAACAAAGAAGTTCAATCAGAAGGTTGGTCTTTTAATACTGAAATAGATGTCACCCTTACAAGAGATGGATCTAATCATGTAGCCCTTTCTACCGATGTTTTAAGGGTTGATCCTAATATTCATCAACACACAACTATTGATGCAATACAACGTGGTCTGAAGCTATATGACAGGTTAAATAATAAATATGAGTTTGATGAAGATCTTATCTGCACTGTGGTTTATTTCAGAACCTTTGATGAGATACCAGAACCTGCCAGAAGATATATAACAATCAAAGCTGCTCGTATCTTTGTTGATAGATTAGTAAGTGATGATGGCTTAAGAACTTACACTCAACAAGACGAGACAAGAGCTAGAGCTATACTGATGGAAACAGACTTGGCTAATGGAGATCATAACGTCCTTAGAGGAGATCCTTCATTAACAAGTGTCTTTGATACCTACTCACCTTCCAGAGCTTTAATTAGATAACAATGGGTTTAATTTCTAAGTCTATACCTACTTTGTTAAGAGGTATATCACAAGCTTCAGATGCTACCAAACAAGCTGATCATGCTGATATACAAGACAATGCTGATAGTAACCCTGTCCTTGGTCTTACAAAGAGGTCTGGTCTTGAATATGTAGCTAATATTTCTAATACAACACTAGGTAATGTTCATGTACAAACTATAAATAGAGATGTAGATCAAAGATTTATTTCTGTATTCAGTAATGGAAATGTAAGAGTTTTTGAGTTAGATGGTACGGAAAGAACAGTACAAAAACCTGATGGTACGACATATCTAAATACGACAACTCCTAGAAGTGATATAAAAACTGTTACGGTTGCAGATTTCACCTTTGTTGTTAATAAGACTGTTACTACTGCAATGAATAGCAGTGACTTATCACCAGGTAATATCACACAGGCAGTAATATTTGTTAGTCAGGTATCAGATAAGACTACATATTCAGTAACAGTTGATGGGGTGACAGTCTCTGACAGCACAGCTTCTGACTCTACTCTCAGCACTACACAGGTAGCTACAGACTTAAGAACAGGTCTTGCTGCTGGTTTGACAGGTTTTACTTTTCAACAGAATGGTCCTGTTGTTCATGTAAAGAAAACAGATGGGTCTAACTTTTCTATTGATGGTAATGACACACAGGGTAATCAGGATCTTGTAGTAGTAAAAGATAGTATCCAGAGATTTTCTGATCTTCCAACAGTCTCTCCTCATGGTTATGTAGTAGAGGTAAAAGGAGATGACACAACAGACTTTGATAATTATTATGTTAGGTTTGTTGCTAATAACAGCACAGTAGATGGCACGTTAGAAGAAGGGCAGTGGGAAGAGTGTGCTGAAAGTGGTATTGAATTTAAGTTTGATTACGACACAATGCCACATATTCTTATAAGACAAAGTGATGGTGATTTTAGATTTGCAAGAGTGGATGGTGATACTTATACAGACTTAAATACTGCTGGAACTTATAGCCAATCAGGTACAACAGTAACCATAACCTCTGCTAATCATGGATTATCAAGTAGTGATTCAGTACAATTTGACTTCACCTCTGGCAATGCTGTTGATGGTACTTTTACCATTACAGTTACAAATGCAAATACATTTACATTTACAGCAGCAGGTTCTTTAACTACAAGTGGTAATGTAGCTTTTGGTAAAGTTAATAATTCTACCTTGCCTAAGTGGGGAGAAAGAACCGTAGGTGATCTTGTATCAAATCCAAACCCTTCTTTTATTGGTAAGAAGATTAATAATATATTTTTCTATAGAAGTAGATTAGGAGTATTAGCTGACGACAACGTAATACTTACAACAGTATCTGAGTTCTTTCAGTTCTTTAGAGAGACAGTCTTAACTGTTGTTGATAGTGATCCTATAGATGTAGCAGCTTCACATACAAAAGTATCTATCTTAAAACATGCTGTACCAATGGCAGAACAGTTAATACTATTTTCTGATCAGACACAGTTTGTTCTTACCTCATCATCTGTTCTTACTCTTACCCCTAAGACAGCAACAGTTGTTGTTGCAACAGAGTTTGAAAGTAGTGATGCTGCTTCTCCTGTAAGTTCTGGTAATAGTATTTATTATTTAACTGATAAAGGTTCTTTTGCTGGTGTAAGAGAATATGTAACACAAGAAGATTTAACAATAAGAGATGCTGCTAATATCACTGTTCATGTTCCTAGATTAATACCAGTAAATATATTTAAGCTGGCAGTCTCAACCAGTGAAGATGTTCTTGTTTTATTAGGTACTGATAATCCAAATAAATTATTTATTAACAGATGGTTATTTGGTAATCAATCACAGAAGATTCTTAACTCATGGTCTACTTATACGATAGATAGTAATAGAACTATACTGAATGTAGATTTTATTGGTACTGATTTATTTGTAGTCGTACAAGAAGCTAATGGTACAAGCATAGAGAAGATACCATTTGAAGCGGATTCTAAAGAAGCTAATGCTACCTTTAAGTTTTGCTTAGATCATAAGGTTACAGAAGCTTCTACTGGTGTTTCAGTTGCTTATAACGCTTCTACTGATGTAACTACCTTTACTGTTCCTTATAGATTAAGAGCAAGTATGAATGTGGTTGGTAGATATTTAGCCAGTGGAGAGACAAGCACCTTTGTTGATACACAGGGTAATACCAAAACACTGAAACCAGGACAGCTTGTAGCTACAACAAACTCTACTGATGGTTCAACAGCTACAATTACTGCTAATGGAGATTATCGTAATAGTAAATTTATTATTGGTGAACCATACGAAATGCACTATAGATTCAGTCAGAGAAGACTAATGCAATCAGCACAAGGTAGAGATGAAATACTAAGTGGCAGATTACAACTACATCATTTCTACATTAAGTTTGAAGATACTGGATTCTTTAAAGTTGAGGTCACACCAGAAAACAGAGATACATCTACACATAAATTCACTGGTCGTTTTCTTGGTTCTACTTCCTCTACCTTGGGAGATATTAATCTAGAGTCAGGTACATTTAAAGTGCCAATAATGAGTAGAGCAGATAGAGTAGATATAGATGTAAAGAATGACACATTCTTACCAACACAACTAGCTAGTGCTGAATATGAAGCTATGTTTCATATGAGGTCAAGACGTATTTAATGGGTTATTTAAGAAAAGCAAATTTAAAAGATCTTAATCATGTATGTGAAAACATGAGAGAGATGGATCGGTTAGAAGCTATATATCAAACAGGACAAGAACCAGCCGATGCTTTACGTTTAACGTATTTAGCAGGTGAACAGGTCTTAACAATAGCTGGTGATGATGATCAACCTATGGGGTTATGTGGTGTTATTAGTGATGGTTGTATATGGATGATATGTACTGATGAATTATTTACTAATAAAAAATATAAAATACAACTTATAAGAAAAGGTCGAGAATGGGTTGACAACCTGTTGAAATCTTACAAAGTCTTATATAATTTTGTATATGCAGAAAATCATTCTGCAATCAAATGGTTAAAAGCATTGGGATTTACTTTCGTGAATTATTATGAAAAGTATGGGGATCAAGAAAAACCATTCTACGAATTTCTGAGGATTGCTTAGATGGCATTACCTGCTGCTGCTGCACCATATTTCGCTGCAAGTTTAGGACTTAACTTATTAGGTGGTCTTTCACAAAGAAGGGCTGCACAGGAAAAAGCAAGACAAACATATCTAGCAGCTTTACGAGCAAACCAATCA